GATTCATCCGGAAACTCTGGATGACCCGTATCTCCACCTTCTAATCTTGGATCAAGGAATCCTTGACCACCTGCAAAGGTCCCATCATTATTAATCCCTTTAGCATCTAATTCTGGAATACCACCAAGTGTCCCAAAAAATACTGGTTCTTGTCCAGCCTCCCCATCACGATAAAATCCGACAACCCAAGTTCCCTCAACTACACCTAATGGGGATGTTCCTACACCTGTTTGACTTGCTGAAGTGATAGGAGCAACAGGATATGCCCACGGCAAACCTACAGTTGGTTGATCAGTTTTGTTTTCTGAGTGCCATCCCAAAACTCTAATCTTACATCTACCGAGATAAAGTGGATCATGGCGGTCTTCGACAACTCCTTGCCACCAAACGAATCCACCTTTTCCCATAAAATATGCCATATATTAAAATCCTCTACTTGTGTCACCTGTTGTGTTGAAATCTGCTACTCTACTATTAGTAAATTCTTCAGCAGTTTGAGTTGAACTTGATGTTACATCTGCTTCCGGTACTGCTCTATCTATTCCAGGCGAAACCTTTAAAGAATCTTTTATTGCCTCAAATTCTATGTCATATCTTTCTTTAGTAAAATGATGTCGTAATTTAGTAATTAAATAATACCCACTTAAATACGTATGATTTTGTGATTGTGTAATACCATCTCTGTCTTCAAGATATGTTGTGGGTAATTTGAATTCAATTAAATCCCCCACTGACCTAGTAGATAATCCAGGCGCCCTAATGTTTAATTTTATATTATTAGCTTGCTGATTCTGTACTAATCGTGATTGCATCCATTGTTCTACTCTACTTGGTTGAATGTTTAAATCTCCTTTTACTTCTCCATGTACACCAGCTGATCCGATGTCTGTTTTGAATCTAATATCATGAGCAAAATTAGTAGGATAAAAGGCCATCACAGATTCCGGTGAACCTAATGCATCTTGCTTTTCAGTAGCTAATTTTCCTGTTCCCAAATGAGAAAAAGAATCAGTAAAGTTTTTAGCATCACGTGATTGTGTTAAGAATTCTACTACTTCAGTAGACCCCGAGTTCTCATCAATAGTCGTGTGTGTCCCTAAAGAAGCCGGATCTACCAGATTAAAATCCAATGTGTCATATCTCATTCTAACTAAATCATGTGTAAGTAATCTATTTGCATACATTCCGGATGTTAAATTTTCAAGAACATCAAAATTAGAAGAAAATGAATATGCGTCAACGGCGGTCATTTCTATAGCAATATTTTTAACTTCAGCAGTTTGTGCACCTAATCGTTTTGGTTGTATCACATATACTTCTTTAATTGGTTCTTCTGGTGCAGTATATACTAGTTCAGTAGGTGAGCCAGGCGCGCCCGCCACTGTACTATATCCCATACCACCACCGGACATAAGAGTTTCCATAGAGATAAAAAAGAATCCTCGTGTGGTTTCATAAAAAACAAAACTAGATCCCACCGCCTGTTTACCAGCGGATATTGCTCTTGAAGCCAAAAATTCAAAAGCCTTGAATGGAGTTTGATTTGGTATAATTAAATCTGTCTGATTTTTAGTAGGTTCAATAAAAATACGTTTAGCTCTACCCTGTCTACCTTGTTGAAAAAACTGTCTATAAAGAGATTTCACCACATCAGATATTTTTCGTGGTGCAAGTGAAATTGGATCGAGTGCAGATTTTCTAACTTTTTGTTTTATATTTAAAATAGCTTCTTCAGAAACGAAAGATAGTTTATAGGTTAGCATTCCTTCATTAAGTTTAGTTATGTTAAGTATTTTAACTATTCTAAACTTTAAATCCATTAATCCTTCATTTTCACTTCCCTCAAATGGGCCAGGAATTGTAATTGAATTTCTTTGTCTTGTAAGACCTTTTGTTTTTACTATAACGTGTAAAGTTTCTTCACCAATAATAGGGACACTTTCCATTAATCCCACACCATCTAATATCTGTATATTTCCAGTAAGATAACTCCCAAAAAGATCTTCATAGATATTAAGATCTGACCAAGCAGCCTTTAGATCAACATATCCTCTTCTATTGGGTGATAAGAGATGAAGTTTTTCGAGCTGATACTCGCCAGGAAATGTGGGCAAGCTACCTGCTTGTGGATTCTTCAGAAAGTCAGATTTAGTTCCATGATCCTGAGAGGAAGTTGGTACTCCTTGTTCCTGTTTCCTCCTAGAGAGAACTGTAGGTGGAGCGGTGTTTGCGGAAGCCATTAATTAAGTTTCTCCGAATGTTCAGATAGTATGCCTGCGACATACCTTCTATCAATTAATTTAATATCTCGTTTATCTTCATTTCTCGACACTTCCCAATCATAGTTATATACAACTCTTCGCGATGAAACATCAAGAGTATTATAGGTTGTCACATCAACCTCAATCACAGCCTCAGAAATCGGTTCAGAAACCCCCGTTGCTTCTATTCTCGTCCTAATAATTTCCTCATAATGATGAATACTATTTTTTGCCTCTGTAAGAGAACCATATTTATTTTTAATATAGTTCCCAAATTCTCTAGAGTTTAAAGGCCAGTCGAAAAAAGGATCAGTTATATTGTTAATTAAAAAAATTAACCATGTATATTTTACATCACCATATACTTTAAATGCAGTTACATCGGGTCGTTCTGATTCTGGTACTGAATAAGGAAAATAATTAACAACATCATTTTTAATAATGTCTTTTATTTTCGCCTTAACCATAATGTTAATCGCAGTCTTAGTAGTTACAGGTTTTGCTCCAGTAATATCATAATTGATTTGTGGATAGTGTATAAAAAATTCAGACATTTGTTACGCTCCTTGATCGATTCTTTCTCGGTACATTACTTCAAGCTCCATAAAGGAAAGTTTCATTGATATGGTTACTGGATATTGTGTACCTCCAAAAAATAAAGGTACGCTTTCTGTTGTAAAATCTAAATCACATGCTGTACATACTGATTTTCCTATATTAAACATAGGACTTGTTCCGTCATCTGGCAATTCTTCCCCATTAATAAAAAAACTAATTCTATATTGATCCGGATATCCAAACAACATTGACGGTGCAGCCGTTTCACTTCCACCTCCATGAGAGGGTAACATGGATCTTTTAAATGCATTCACAATTTTTATACAGGCCTTAGATTCATTTACATCTTGTGGTAACATTTGAAAAGTAAAATCATGTGTCCTCATGTCAGTAGGACCTTGATATGCGGCAACAGTATAAGGATTAAGTACAGCACCTTGAGCCCGTTCCATTATAGTTTTTGTTCCTTGTACCATTACGTCCGTTCTGGCTGCAGTTGAAAGTAGTCCTACTGCAGCACCCTCACTTGTTTGCGCAGAAGAACTAGCGGCCAATGCACTTTTCAAGTTTTCAATACTCATTCCACCTGCAGGTCCACCTTGGTTTTGGATGTGTTTGACAGCCTTATCCCCCATGGCTCCCAATGCACCTAACTGAGTTGAAGCATAATCTGATTTATATGAAGTGGTTAGAGCATCGCCAGGAATATATAAAGCAATGTTAAATACCGGATTCTGAGATTTAAAATCAAAAGATTCAAAAGAAATCCAATTATCTCCACCGCCAGTGTGACCTAAACCAACCGGATATTGCGCGAACATTACTGGTAGTCTTACGGGTGCTTGTGGGCTGGGTGCGGTATTGTCATGTGGACTGCCCATTGAATATCTCCTTTCGTGTTGGTATTATTAAACTATCTATATATTTATATGGCATACAAAGGAAAGTTTCGCCCTCAAAATCCTAAAAAATATAAGGGTGACTATACTAAAATTATTTATCGATCTGGGTGGGAATTAACCTTCATGAACTATTTAGATCGACAGCCTACAATCTTGCGATGGTCAAGTGAAGAGATTATTATACCCTATCGTTCCCCTATTGACAATAAAATGCATAGATATTATCCAGATTTTTGGGTTAAAACTATTAAAGGTGAAACTCTAATTGAAATCAAACCTAAAAAACAAACCAAACCACCCAAACAACTCAAAGAAACTTTAAAACATAGAAGACGATACTTACGAGAAGTGAAGACATTTGTAGTTAATGAAGCCAAATGGAAAGCTGCAGTATCAGTTTGTGAGAACAAAGGTTGGAAATGGCAAATAATAACAGAGGACACTCTAGTAACTAAATAGTAATATGGCAACTACAGAAGAAACATATTTAGATAAATTGAAATCTGCAATCAAAACTGATACAGTCTCATCTAAAGCAAAGATGGCGGGTGATTGGTTTCGTTCTATTGTCAATAGAACACGAGGTAAGTTTTCTACGGCAACACCAGAAAAAATACTACAGCAAGGTGGAGTAAGGGGTGGTACTGAAACAAAGGGATCTTCTTCATCTTCCACTACTTCAATGACAAGTATACTTGGAAAAATGTATTTCTATTCTTATAATCCGAAACACAAAGCCACACTTCCTTGGTATGACACTTTCCCTTTAGTTTTTCCTATAGAAAAATATAACGATGGATTTCTTGGATTGAACTTTCATTATTTACAACCTAAAGATAGAGCTGTATTAATGGATCAACTTAAGTTGTATGCAAATAATACAAAGATGGATGAAACCACTAAATTACGATTAACATATAATATGTTAAAGGGTTTCTCTAAGATTAAAAGAGCAAAACCAACGATACATAGATATCTCTCTAGTAAAGTTAAATCTAAGTTTGTTCTGGTTAATGCAGATGAATGGGAAGTAGCACTCTTTCTACCAGTAGAGAGATTTAAGAAAGCAAGTAAAAAACAAGTATGGGCACATAGTAAGGGGATGTACTAATGACAACAGCGAGTGGCAGTGGGCCAGCATATTTTGCAGTAACGGATTTTATGTCCAAGTTGGACCTTCTAGGAAGTTATGCAAAAAGAAATAGATTTACTGTTGAGGTAGTACAGCCACCAACATTGGTGAGTACTGTTACACCTGCACAAATAGAGTTTCTTATTAAAACTGTATCATTTCCAAGTAGAACTTTCGGAACAACTACTCACAGAAGAGGTGGTAAATTTAGTTTAGAAGTTCCGTATGAAGTGACTGAAGAGCCTGTGACAATTACCTTCTTAGGTACAAACGGCTGGGAGGCTAGAAAATTTTGGTATGATTGGCATGAACACATACAAAGTAACAGTTCTTCGACTAACAGATTAGCACAATATAATATGCAGTATTATAAAGACTACATAGGAAGTATTTCAATTTCTGTTTACAATGAAGAATCCCAAAACGCGGTTGATCCCACACATAAAGTAACATTACATGAGTGTTGGCCGAAAACAATAAGTGCTATAGAACTAGGGTGGGAAAATTCAGAATTAATAGATTTTACAGTGGATATTTCATATAGCTGGTGGACAATCGAATAGACATTCAATTTTTATAATTATTATAGGAGAATATTATGGCTTTACCAAGAGTGACAACACCCACTTATGAGTTGAAAATACCATCAACAGGAGAAACGGTTTCATTTAGACCTTTTCTTGTAAAAGAAGAAAAAACATTATTAATGGCAATGGAATCTGGTGATAGCCAAGCAATGACCAGAGCCATGCAAGATATAATATCTTCTTGTACAGAAGGACAAGTAGACCTTAAAAATCTTGCATCATTTGATATTGAATATTTTTTCCTTCAGCTTAGAGGGAGATCAGTTGGAGAGGTATTAACAATACATCCTAGTAGACCTTCAGAGTTCACATGTTGTAAAGAAGCAACTCCCGAAGATAGTTGTGAAATTCATATTAATCTTGAGGACATTTCTATGAATACAACAGATATTAAATCTTCGGAAATAAATATCACTAAAGATATTGGAATGAAATTACAATTTCCACGGATTGATACGGTACAAAAATATGCTTCAGACGGTGAGGACATAAAATCAGATAATGTATTCAAATTGATTGTAGAGTGTATTGATTATATTTGGGATGGGGATGAAGTATACAAGGCAAAAGACTCTACTAAAAAAGAACTGGATGAATTCATTGAATCTCTTAGTTCTTCACAATTCGTTAAGGTAAGAGAATTTTTTGAATCGATGCCAAGATTAAGTCATGAAATAGATTGGAAATGTCCAAAATGTGAAAAATCTCATTCTCTACTTATTCAGGGGATTGATTCTTTTTTCGAATAGCGCTGAGTCACGATTCCCTAGCGAACCATTATCAAACAAACTTCGCTATGATTCAGCATCATAATTGGAGTCTAACTGAACTTGATAATATGTTACCATTTGAAAGACAAATATATATAATTTTATTACAGAATTGGATTAAATCAGAAAACGATAGAATATCCACCGAAAACGCCAAAAATAAAGGAAGATAACATGGCCGCAGGAGACACAGGAAAAACTTTAACTGATGTTGTAGATCAATTAGCCGAGGTTAATAAATCTATATCAAAAGATAAGTCTGTTAAAGTATTAACAAAGATGCTCAATCTGCAAATAAAGACCAATACATTGGCGGCAGAAGCAGCAGCGGAAGCTTCGAGAGGGGGGGATGATCCAGACACGGTTCCTGATTCAAAAGTGGAGGAAGCAAAAGCTGGTGGTTTTTTCTCTAAAATGGGTAGAGCTGTAATGAATCCTATTGGCGCCATGGGAAGAAGTATGAAGTCAGCAGGAAAAGGTATTAGTGGTTTTCTAAAAGGTTTAGCAAGTGGACTCGCGGCGTTCGCAAATCCAATGGTTTTATTGGGTGTAACAGTCTTGTCTCTGTCACTTCCAATATTTGCCGCTGGGCTCGCTGCAGCGTTCAAGGTATTTGAATTAATTGCAGGTGAAGGTAAGGCATTAGAATTTGTTACTGGTATAATCGAATCACTTGGTGAAGCAATTGGAACTATTCTTCATAAAGTTTTATCGGGTTTTGGAGAAATGGTAAAACGAATGGGTCCGTTTATCACCACCTTTTTTAATGGACTCGCCGTTGTAGTTGAAGCATTAACTCCAATTGTTAAATCATTATTCAAACTAATAAAAGATATTATTACTGATCCTGTTCTCAACAAGACCATGCAGGCAGTAATAGCCGCAATTTCTTCAGCCATTAGTGATGTTAAAGAGGTTCTCGTTGCTTTTGCGCCAGTAATAAAAAGTATTATTACTGATATTAGTGTAGTTATTGTTGAAGTAGCCGGTAAGATAGAAGCAATTGTTGCAACAATTGGTAGTGTAATTGAAAAAATACTAGGTAGTTTCGATAATGTAGTCAATTCGATAAGACCAATTATAGAAGAAATTGGGACAACTATATCATCAATTGTTACTTCTATTGGAGATAGTATAACAAAAGTAATTGGTTCTGTTTCATCCCTCATTACTGCAATCGGTAAAACTGTAGAGGGGGTGATAGATACCGTAGTTAGTGGAATAGAACGATTGGCCGGTCTTTCGCCTGGTAATATGTTAGGTGTTGCTGCTGGATTAATTGCAATAGGTGCAGGTCTTGTAGTCTTTACTGCTGGCGCAGCCGTTGCTGGTGGTTTTATGCCCAGTTCTGCGGAACTAGAAACTGTAGCTAAAAGTATTGAAAAATTTGGGGCAATAGATGCAACAAATCTTTCAGGAGTTGGTACTGGAATGCAAGCGGTTGGTGTTGGATTATTGGCCTTTGGTGCTGGTGGTGCATTGGCATCGTTACTCAATGATCCAACAGGATTGGAAGGTGTTGCATCATCTGTATCAAAATTTGGAGCAATAGATGCAACTAACTTTGCAATGGTTGGTGGGGGAATTACAGCATTAGGTAAGGGACTCGCAACTTTTGGTGCAGGTGGATTACTGGCTGGTATTTCTGAAGGAATAGGTAAGTTTTTTGGGGCAAGTGATCCTGTTGAAAAATTTCAAAGATTTGCAGCAATTGGGCCAGGACTTAATCAAGCCGCTCTTGGAATTACAGGTCTTGCACAAGCTATGAACGTATTAGGAAATTCCAACATAGGAAAAACAGCTGATGCACTTGATAAGTTTATGGGTAACGTTGATATGGAGAAATTAACTGCATTCTCAAAAGCTACAGAGGGATTAATGACAGGTCAAATGTTAGCCAATTTACAGATAGAAAGTAAACAAAATGGAGGCGGGCAAACCACAATAATTAATAACAATACTAATTCTTCGATAGTTGGAAGTTCTGCAATTGCCTTACCCGCCTCTGGAGTTTCACCATCAAATGGTGATGTAATGAATGTTCGTATAATCAATTAGTGATTAACTTTTATAATAACCATCTGAAAGATAATAAATAAAAGCATCAATCAAATCAGGTTGACCCCAAGCCGATATACACCATACCATTAACATCACACAAAACAGAAATCCATACATACCATTATTATCATTATTCATTACTCTTGCTCGGCTAATTGAGCAAAGTAAGAATACTCTTCGGTATTACCAATCGAACCAGCGGACTCCGCAGTTGTAACACTTTCAACAACAGATGGTTCATGTGGAGTAGTCATAGGTTTGCCACCATCAAACGGTGCATCAAAACTATTAGAAGTTGGTGTAGGGGTGTTGGATGTTATTCCAAGTACTCTATCCAATTTCTCCTTCAACTCTGCATAAGGTTTAAAATTCGTTGGATCAGTAAAGGCTTCCAATGAATGTTCTGATTTCCAAACCTCTTCCATCTTAGTTTCTTCTGGATCAAGAGGGGTAGGATTTTCAAATTCACTCTTATCATAATTTGAGAACCCATCAATCTTACGAATCTTTATTTTGAAATTTGCACCTTCCCATAAATCAAAGGGATTAACTGGTGTCTCATCTTCAAATTGAGGATTCATCTTATCATTAAGTTTATCCCAAATTTTCTTTCCGAATTTATACAACCGAACTTGTCCTTCATTTTGAGGATTCGCTGGATCTTTAAGAACATAAACATTAGAAACATAAGTGAGTCTACGTTTCTGTTTACGGGCGATCTCTTTGTTCGCCTCAATTCCGGAGTTCCAGAGTTGTGAATTGTGTTCACTTACTGGATCTTTTTGACCAAGAGTGGTTAGGGAATTTTCAATGTACCATCCGCCTGGCCCTTGAAATCCATGATTCCAAGAACGTGACCAAGGAAGGTCTTCTCCATCTGGAGCGGGGAGAAATCGAACAACGGCCATTCCGTTGCCTGACTTGTCCAATTCTGGACGCCAAAAGCGATCATCATCGCCTCGACCTTGTGATGGAGCATTAAGTTTTGCGGTTTCTTTTAGGAGATTTTGAAGTTTATCTCCACGTTTTTTCTTCATTTCTGCGAACGACATATATTACCTTTCGTATTGCGTTGTATTGATTGTATTGCGATTTATGCGATTTATTCACTTAATCATAATATAGTTATATTATACCATACTTTTCTGATTTGTCAACCCCCCTTTCATATTGGTAGTTTTGAGGTCCTTGGAATAAGATGTAGATTTTCTGCTTCATCTTGTATATTTTGTTTCAGTTTTCCACCAACCATTTTACCGGCAGTTTCTGGTTCTAATTTATTTTCATCACAATAATGTACTACCGCATCAATGTAAGTCATATTTGTTTCTTGAACCAACTCTTCAATCTTTCCCATGAATATCATGGAATTATTCATTTTAACTGCCATTAGCTAATGCCTCTGATTCTTTATGTTCTGGATCATCTTTATCTTTAAACCAATAATCCACTGTTTTAGTTAAGGCCGCTACGTAGGTCCCTATCAGGATATTAATTATGTCCCTGTAAGTATCAGTGACCAGTGTGCCAAAAAATAGCACATAAAGTAAAACGAAAAAAACGGTAAATACAACAAGACTCAAAGAAAATCTTGCTATAAAGTTCCACGTTTTTCTTTTCTCAATTGACGTTGATTTGTCATTTACTAGTTGTTCATTTAAAGTAGACTTTATAACAGCCATTAGATTTCCCCTTTAATTATGCTCTTCATATTTAACACCTTCTCGTTCTAGAAGAAGTTGTCTATTTTTCATGTGTTCCCCTAGAACATCATTTTTGTTCTGACCAAAATATCCAACGGCGTAACCACTTTCACACATCCATTTGTTTATGTTTGTCCATCCGGAAAACTCATGTCCATCTTCTGTACAATTTATCCAAAGTTCACCTAGTACTCTACCAAACTTACCTCTACTGTCTGACTCAGGACATCGACATTGAATTTCAATATCATCCCTGTCTGACATTACTGCCCAATGTACCCACGATTTGAGAGCCGCCGATGCGAGTTTCCCATAAAACTTTTCTTCCAAATCTCTTGTTCGTGATTCGGGGGTGTCGATTCCGAGCAGGCGGATTCTATTACATATACGTACATCAAACCCCAAATCAAAAACTGCATCAATGGTATCTCCATCAACAACTTTTTCTACAGCAGTTATGTTATATACAAATTCACAGGGTTCATCGTTTTTATATTCGGCCACGGTCATCCTCCCAATCTAATTTCCATTTATCGTTTATAAGTGATACTTTAACTTTACCCAAATCTACCGTTTCGGGATAGAGATATGTATATCCCCTTCCACCATAGTTAGGATTAACTTCATGAGGTTCACCCCGCTTTATTTTTCCTGCCAAGTCTGCTAACTCACGTGTCTCTATATGTTTTTCGAATACTTCTCGTTCGCCAGGAATTAATTCATATCTCGCTACTTCTGATTTATATCCTAATTTATACTCTGACATAAATTACCCCTTTTTATTTGTGTGTGGTGGCCGGTTCTTCTGTTTCCAAGCGACCGGCCGGAGGACTACCCTCTAACTCAGCTATACTCTACGCAGCAAGTGCGTAAGAATATGCAGTATAATCGGAATTATTTGCGATTAAGTTATTTGATGTTGGTCATCACCCTTTTTGTTCTCTCTGATATTCTCTCTAGCAATCGAATACCCGATGGCCCCAGCAACGGAACACACATAAGATATGGCAAAAAGTATCATCAAGAATGTACAATCCGTAATGTTGAT